GGTGTCTTTAGTACTGGCATCTCAATCAAGAATCTACACAATGTAATCTTTGCATCACCGAGCAAATCAAGGATTCGCAATCTTCAGTCTATTGGTAGGGTCTTGAGAAAAAGTAGTACTAAAGATAAGGCTACTCTTTATGACATTGCGGATGATTGTACGAATGGTTCCAAAAAGAACTATACCCTGAATCACTTTATTGAGAGAGTCAAGATTTATACTGAAGAAGATTTTAACTACGAAATAACACCAGTGAATATGGAGGACTGAATGGAAGAAGATTTTTATGCGTCAATAAAACTTAGAACTGGTGAGGAGATTTTTGCTCGGGTAATGGCTGATGAGGATAACGGAGTCTTGAACTTGATGGTGACCAATCCAATCAAGATTGAGACTTATGAAGGTAAAGGGTATAAAATTGAACCCTGGATGAAGACAACTACTGATGATATGTTTATTATCAGTATGGAGGATGTTGTGACAATGACAGAAAATACTGATGTTGAGATGATTATGTTATATCAGTCTTATTTGAGAAAGGCTGATGATTTTAAGCAAAGAAGACCTAGTGTTTCAAGAAAGATGGGATACTTGGCGAATGTTCGCGATGCAAAGGAGTTGTTGGAAAAGATTTGGAGAGACTCATAGGGACATTTGATACTCACGATCAAATGCATCAGAACCAATCATATTGATAGTTTGTTCTTTCCACTTTTTATCTCTACCAGGAACAAAGTACCAATCATAAACACTGGCAAAAAGTTTTGCATAACCTTGGGCTGAACTTATCAGAAGTTCATTGAAAAAACTTCCATCATTCTTAGTGCTACCAATAATAACTTTTGCATCTGAGTACAAGTAATATAAACGATTCCAGACTTCATTAGCTTCCTCATAATGGAGAAAAGCAAACTCATCAAGGAAAATGTGAGTATAAAGTCTGCCAGTTAGAGAGGCAGGATTTACAGATGAATCCGAATGAATCGTTGAGCCATTATGAAACCTTAGTGTGTTAGAAGTTCTTGATGGAGGATTCATAGGCCAGGGCTCTACAATACCTTTAGTCGCATACTGAATAGTATCAATGTGTGATGAGGATATAGAGCTTTTATTACTCAAAATCAGAATGTTTGACTCTGGATTGAATAGAGCTTGATGAAGCAGATAATAAAGAGGTACAATAGTTTTTCCACTTTGACGAGAGCTACAAAAAATATTGTTTTGTCTATTGTGAAACTTATTTACTAGTTCTTCTTGAAAGGGGTATAGTTTAAAGTTTTTTGGACCATTAATGGGTGAGTTATACTTTAGATGATTGTTGATGAATTCTATGGGTTCCATAATATGCCTATTTGAGTTGGGAGTATCTTAGCGCAGTTCTAGGATTCTGTCAAGCCCTGTTATCTAGGAGAGCTACATAGTGGACATTAGGGGTTCTTAAGGAACTCTAGATAAATCCCTTCGGGATTGTTCCTTCGGAACTTATCTAGAGTTTAGGTTTATTGTTCTTTAGGTATTATCTAGAGTACTCTAGAGTTCTTAAGGTTCTAAAGGTTTTCTAGAGTACTCTAAAGGTTATCTAGAGTTATCTAAGTACTCTAAAGTAATCTAGATATAATAACCCGTTGCAACCAGACAAAGCTGATTATACATGGTTTCAGACCCCTTGTCAACCCCCTACCTGAAACGGTTAACATTTCGACACAATTGGTCCTTCAGAGCCCATTAGAACCCTTATGAGTCTTAAGGGGTTGACAAGATTTCAGAAGTGTGTTAAGATATGAATAACCAAGACTAGACTCAGTATGACCAAAAAACAAAATAAAAGGGTAACTGGAAAGGAGCAATATTACACTCCACCAAACACCGCTAAGATTTGTTTTGATACTATAGCTTCTCGTTTACCTTCTGATAAAAACATTGTTTGGCTTGAGCCAGCAGGAGGGACTGGCTCTTTTATTGACGTAATACAAACCAATGGTTATTCAAACATTATTTCTTACGATATTGATCCAAAACATCCCAGAGTTAAACCCACCCTAGATTTTTTGAATGAAGACTTGGGTAACTTAAAAAATTGTGTTACCCTGACAAACCCCCCATTTGGTAGGGCGAATAAGTTATCCGTTCCATTTTTTAATAAGTGTGCCACAGTATCTGATTACATTGGATTTCTTGTACCTAAATCTTGGAGAAAGTGGACTGTTATTAATAGGTTAGATTTAAGATTTCATTTGATTGAAGACCTAGATTTAGATGTGGATTTTATTTACGATAATGATACAGATAAAAAATCTAAGGGTAAGTTAAATACTATTTTTCAAGTTTGGGAAAAACGAGAATACAAACGGAAGAAAATTTCCGTTGAAGATAGAAAATACATCACAAAGACTTCTCCAGATAAAGCTGATGTGTCTTTAACCATTTTTGGTAGAGGTTGTGGTAAAGTTAAAACTGAATTTCCTAGGGTGCCTAATACAACTCAAATGTTTCTTAAGTTAAATAATGATTGGGTTCTTGATGCTCTTATGAATGTAGACTTTTCAAGATTCTATAATAACGTGGCTTTTGTGGAGGCACTTTCTATTCAAGAGATTAACTATTTGCTGAATGACTACCACGACAAGAACCTAGATTCAAGACTGCTTGACAAGTCAACAGAAGTGTGCTAGAATCATCCCACCAATCCAATCAAGATACCAGATATGATTTCAACTGATGTAATGACCAAGCGTAAGCGGTCAGTTCACTACGTAAACAACAAGGAGTTTCTGGCTGCTCTGGTGGAGTACCGGAAGCAAGTTCAAGAAGCCAAAGACAATGGGTTGACAAAACCACCCATTCCACGCTATATTGGGGAGTGCATTCTCAAAATGGCTAATCACCTTTCATACAAACCAAACTTTGCGAACTATATGTTCAAGGATGATATGATTAGTGATGGTATTGAGAATTGCATCCAATATCTTCACAACTTTGACCCAGCAAAGTCAAGCAACCCGTTTGCATATTTCACTCAAATCCTTCACTACGCCTTTATTCGTAGAATTGGTAAAGAGAAGAGACAACTAGAAATCAAAAATAAGATTCTAGAGAAGACTGGGTTTGATGAGGTATTCTCTGATGACGGAGGGGTTGACGGTTCCAACTATTCGGATTATACTTCCATCAAGGAGAACATTCATATCAAGCTCCGGTACTGATTATGCTTGTAGGTATTTTTACCGATAGCCACTGGTCGTGCCGCAAGTCTTCAAGGTTATTCCAAGACTACTTTGAGCTATTCTACAAACACGTCTTTTTTCCAACGCTGGAACAGTATGGGATTAAGACTGTTATTCACCTAGGAGATGCTTTTGATAGTCGGAAATCTATTGACTTTGTGGGACTTGAGTTGACCAAGAGAGTTGTTCTAGACCCTCTCTCTTACTATGACGTTCACTTGCTCACCGGAAACCATGATGTGTACTTCCGTTCTTCTAATAAAGTAAACTCACCAGAACTACTCCTTGCAGATTACAAGAACATAAAAGTTTACTCAGAGCCAACTGAAGTTAACATTGGTGGACTTGACATTCTCTTCTTGCCCTGGATTAACCCAGAGAACCAAGAGAAGTCTTTCAAGATGATTAAAAAAACAAAGGCCAAGATGGCAATGGGTCATCTAGAGTTACAAGGATTCAAGGTCAGTCGCACACTAACAATGGAGGACCACGGTTATGATGCGAATATTTTTTCAAACTTCAAAAAGGTATTTTCTGGTCATTACCACACTCGTTCTGATAATGGAACTGTGTTCTACTTGGGCAATCCTTATGAGATGTTCTGGAGTGATGTAGAAGACCCAAGAGGCTTCACTATCTTTGATACAGAGACTCTAGAGCACTTTCATATCAATAATCCTTATCGGTTGTTCTATAATGTGTTTTATGAGGACACTCCTCATCAGATGCTGAATGTGGCTGAATATGAGAACAAGATTGTCAAGGTCATTGTTCGCAAAAAGACCAGCCAGAAGAACTTTGATAGATTCATTGATAAGATTCATTCGGCCAATGTAGCCGAACTCAAGGTAGTTGAAAACTTCTCTATTGAGGAGGCAGAGCACTTTGAGGCTTATGAATCAGAGGACACATTTTCTATTCTACAGCGTTATGTTGAAGAGAGTGAATGTGAGTTAAACAAATCAACCATAACTAGCATTCTGGAGGGTGTTTACAAAGAAGCTCTGGAGTTGGTCTGATGTTCCTAATCACCATTGCTGGCCGAGAGGATGAGGGTGCTTATGCTGCTCTTGACGAGTATGGAGAACACGTCTTATACATCTTTGAGGAGGAAGATGATGCTGTTCGGTTTGCAATGTTGCTAGAGGAAGATGATTACCCAGAGATGAATGTTATGGAAGTGGAAGAAGACCTGGTTAAAAAAGCCTGTGCCCTTCACGATTATCAGTACCGAATATTCACCAAAAACGATATTGTAATCCCACCACAAACTAGCGATAATGAGTTTATTTGAAGAATATGCATTTTGTAAGATAAATCTGGAAAACTTGTAAATGGTTGAGTTTATTTTTGGTTGTTTATGTGGGTTCTTTTTGAGTGTAACTTTTGCTAGACCCCCTCGGGTCCAAGACCCAGATTGGAGACGCAGTTTTACCCACGAAAATATTAACCGACCGAGTGGTCCTCCACCACTAAAATTTCGACGTTCTACTAAAGGGCAGCTTAATAAAACCAATAAATCTAACTGATAATACCGAATGATTGACTTTGAGAAGATAAGGTTCAAGAACTTTATGTCCTTTGGGAATCAATTCACTGAGATTGATTTTAAAAAGGCGAGGACTACGTGTCTGATGGGTGCTAATGGCCAAGGTAAGTGTTTGCGCGGTAACACTTTGATTGAAGTTGAGTATTGTACCGAACATACGATTCAGCAGCCAATATTCACCGTAAAAGAAGTTGCCGACTTATATTACAATCAACCAGAACTCGTTGGTCAACTTAAAGTTCTTACACGCTTTGGGTATAAGACTATTGAAGCTGCTGGTATTACTGCACGCAACTCGGAAGTACTAACCTTTGTCCTAGAGAGTGGTAAGAGTATCTCTGTATCCCCCGACCACCTCCTCTTTTCAAACGATACTTGGGTTAAGGCAAAGGACCTAAGAGATGACTTTCTTCTTACCAAACACGGTAAAGAGAAGATTGTGGAGATTATTCTTGAGCCCGATAAGGAAGACCTTTACGACCTTCAGGTTGCAGATGTCCACGAGTTTTATGCTAATGGAATTGTGTCTCATAATTCCACAATGCTTGATGCCCTCACGTTCTCATTGTTCGGCAAATCGTTCCGTGGAATCAATAAACCTCAACTTGTCAACTCAATCAATGAGAGGGATTGTCTAGTTGAAGTTGAGTTCACCATAGGAACCACACAATATAAGGTCCGAAGGGGCATAAAGCCAAACATCTTTGAGATTTATCGTAATGGCTCTCTAATTGACCAGACTGCCTCAACCATTGACCAACAGAAATGGTTTGAGCAGACTGTTCTGAAGATGAACTACAGAGCATTTACTCAAATCGTCATTATCGGTAGCAGTAACTTTGTTCCCTTTATGCAACTCTCTCCGGCTCACCGTAGAGAAGTGATTGAGGACCTCTTGGACATCAAGATTTTCTCTTCAATGAATAGCATCATCAAAGAAAAAATCAAGACACTCAAAGACGATATAAGGACTCTAGAACTTAAGAAAGAGTCTCTCAAAGATAAGGTTCAGATGCAACAGAACTTTATTGATGAACTGGAGAATCGTGGTAAAGAAAACATTGCCCAACGTCAAATAAAGATTGAGTCTCTTCTAAAAGAATCTGAGTCTTATATGACTCATAATAAGTCTCTAGAGGAATCCATTGAAGAACTATCTAAGGACTTAGAATCTCTTCAAGGTGCTGCTGCTAAACTTAAGGAACTTGGAAACCTTAAAGGTAAGATTTCTCAAAAGGTATCGTGCATCACAAGAGACCATAAGTTCTTCAAGGAGAATACAGTTTGTCCAACTTGCACTCAAGATATTGACGAGGAGTTTCGGTTAAATAAGATTAGTGAAGCCGAACAAAAGGCTAAAGAACTACATGATGGTTATACCAAGCTTGAGCAGGCCATTCAGGCTGAGGAAGACAGAGAATCACGGTTCCTGACTCTCTCCAGGCAAATCACCAAACTCACGAATGACATCTCTCAGAACAATACTCGCATTTCTAGTATTCAGAGACAAATCAAAGATTTTGAGTCAGAGATTCAAAAGATTACCGAACAACTTGAGAACCGAAATACTGAACATGAGAAGCTGAGAGATTACGAGCAAGGTCTGAACCAGACGTTTGAGGACTTGTCTTCCAAGAACGAGTTGATTCATTATCACGACTTTGCTTATTTATTACTGAAAGACAACGGAGTCAAGTCAAAGATTATTAAGAAATATCTACCTCTTATTAATCAACAGATTAACCGTTATCTACAGATGATGGACTTCTACATCAACTTTAGACTCAATGAGAACTTTGAAGAATCTGTTGAGTCTCCGATTCACGAGGACTTCTCTTATAGTTCATTCAGTGAAGGTGAGAAGTCTAGAATCAATCTGTCACTCTTGTTTGCCTGGAGAGAAGTAGCCAAGCTCAAGAACTCTGTATCTTGTAACCTTATTATTTTTGATGAGGTGTTTGATAGCTCATTGGATTCTGCTGGCACCGAAGACTTCTTGAAGATTATTCGGTATGTCATTAAGGATGCTAATGTGTTCGTGATTTCTCATAAGAGTGGCTTAGAAGACAAATTTGAAAGTGTCATGCGGATTGACAAAAAGAAGAACTTCTCATACATAATGGGATGAGTACGCACCGGATCTCATGCAACTTCCAAACTGGCAGAAGCACTCAAACAAACCACAGAAACGAAAACTGAAGCCACAGGCATTACGACAAGCCAAGGCTCGTCGTCAGGCACTCAAGAGGCGTCTCTCACGGGGCGCCTCTTCTTTTATGTGTAGCATTTGATAACAATAAATAGAATCACAAACACCTTAGAGGATTATGGAATCACGGGACTTTGCGTATCTTCAGGAAGCATATCAAGAAATCTATCAACTAGACGAAGAAGTTGAGATTGCAACCGAGTACTTTTATGAGATGGGCCTTGATAAGGGGGACGTTGAAGGTCTTATTGAAGAAGTAGGTGTTGAAGAGTTTGTTGAATGGGTTTATGATATTGCAGAGTCTTATATTCTGACTGAAGCCCGTGCCGGTGGTTCACGCATTGAGCCCGTAACTAAGAGTGGTAAATCCATCGGGTCCCTTAAGGGTGGTGCTAAAAGTGCTGCAATCGCTCGTCTTCGTAGGGAGAAGGCTGCTCGTCGGGAAGCCGAAGAACGTGCATCTGCTGAGCGTCCTTCTGGTATGAAGGCTGCTCTCCGTAGCCAGGCAACAAAGGCTGCCAAACAAGAACAACCTAAGGCCAAGAAGGAAACTCCGACCCAAACTAAGAAAGGCATTGCTGGTGCGATTGAGTGGGCTAAAAATAAGGCTCAACAAGACATTGCATCTACCCGTAAGGGCCTTAAGACTCTAGGTGATACTTGGCAGTCTGTTAGCGATACCAAGGCCGCTCAGGCAGCTCGTGTTGGTGCAAAGAAGGGGTCTCGTTTCCTTGAGCGCCATGGTAAAACTCTTGGTGGTGCTGCCGGTCGTGCTGCCGCACAAAATCCTGCCGTTGTTGCAACTTTCCGAGCTGGTCAGCGTCTACGCAGTGCTATGCAAAAAGAAGATTATGAGTTTGAATCCTGGGTAGAAGGTCTCTGGGAAGAGGGTTATGACCTGAGTGATTATACTTGGGAGGGTCTTTATGAAGCTTATATTGATGAATCCAAGGCAGATGACGAACTGACTCCACTACAAAAAATAAGAAAAAGAAATAAAGCATATGCCATTCCAGGTGAACTGGCAGGTCAACAAACATCAAACCGAAGAGCAGAAAGAGGTTCCACCCGAGGAGTTAAAAAAGAACGAGGAGCTAAGAGTGCATTTGGCACTATGAGATATGTTGGTGGTCCTTACAATGAAGAAGTTGATTCCTACAACACCATTGCAGATTACCTTCTAGATGAAGGTTACGCTCATGACCTTGAGTCCGCTGATGCCATTATTGCCTCTATGAGTGAGGAGTGGATTATGGATATTCTTGAGGGGTTTGTGAGTCCTTATGAAGGTAAACCATCCTATAATGATAAGTGGGGATATTCCCCGGCAATGAGAGCCTTTAGGAAAAGTGAGGAGCTACAGAAAACCGAACCCGGATCAAAAAGACAAAAAATGCAGACCAAAAGGTCCCAGCAGTTGAATCGCACTTTCCAAGCAGCAAGAAGAGCCTGAACTCAATACAAAATAAGAACCAAGGGGGCTCAACAGGCCCTCTTTTTTGTTTGGACATAAACACCATTGACCCAACCCCTTGACAAGCCAGAACAACCGTGCTAGAATGAGCCCGGTCAACAAAATAGGATGAAATGACACCCAACCAAAATCACCTTTGGAAATATAATGAAGACAAGATTCTCAACGACATTCAAGAATACGTAATCAGTACATACAACAGCCATTACTGTGGCAACAATAGTGAATACCACGATATTCAGACTATTGACCTGATGGCTGCCAAGGACCTTGCTTCTGCTTTCTGTCAGGCCAACATTCTCAAGTACGGCTCCCGTTATGGTGAGAAGGATGGTCGCAACAAGCGAGACCTCCTTAAGGTCATTCACTATGCTATGCTACTGATGCACTTTGACGGACATTATAGCCGCAAAGACAATGGCATCACCGAGTTCACCCGCTGATTAAATTATGAAACTATCTGACGCTACAATCTCAATTCTAAAGAACTTCTCCAATATCAATCAGTCTCTTCTGTTCCGTGAAGGGAATGTAATCAAGACCATTAGCAATGCCAAGAACATTCTGGCACAGGCTACGATTGAAGAATCCTTCCCAAGGGACTTCGGTATCTATGACCTCAACCAGTTTCTGAATGGTCTGTCTCTTCATAAGAATGCTGAACTGGACTTTGAGAACGGCAGTCACGTCGTAATCAAAGAAGGTAAGTCTCGTTCCAAGTACTTCTTTGCAGACCCCAACGTCATTGTAACTCCTCCAGATAAGGACATTGTTCTTCCGAGTCAAGACGTTTGCTTCGTTCTGGATACCAAAGAACTTGATAAGCTCCTGAAGGCATCGTCTGTCTATCAACTTCCAGACCTTTCTGTGGTTGGTGAGAATGGTGAAGTGAAACTAGTGGTGCGCGATAAGAAGAACGACACTTCCAATGAGTTCTCAATGATTGTTGGAGAAGCTGATTCCAACTTCGCTTTCAACTTTAAGGTTGAGAATCTCCGTATTCTGCCCGGTTCTTATGAGGTGGTGATTTCTCAGAAGCTCCTATCTCGCTTTGAGAATATGAATATGGATGTGTCTTATTGGATTGCTCTAGAGCCCGATAGCGTTTTTGGTTGATTCTGGTTCTTATATTATGAGAACCATCATTGCCGGAAGCCGAGACTGTACTAATCCAGAATATCTTATAAAAGCCTTGAGCGAATGTGATTGGACTCCAACTTTAGTGATTAGTGGTGCAGCTCGCGGTGCTGACAGGCTAGGGGAACTCTGGGCTCAGGCTAATAACATTCTTTGTGAAAAGTTTCCGGCTAACTGGGACAAGTATGGTAAATCAGCAGGCTACCGCAGGAATGTAGAGATGGCTGAGAATGCAGAGGCTCTTTTGGCCTTATGGGATGGGAAGAGTAAGGGGACAAAACATATGATTGATATAGCTAACAGTAAAGGTCTTAAAGTCCACGTTTTTATTATTGATTGATTATGGCAAGTGAATTCCTGTTCAGCGAGCGTTATCGCCCGAAGGTAATTGATGAATGTATTCTCCCCGAGGACCTAAAGAAGACCTTTAAGGAGTTTGTGGTCAAAGGAGAGATTCCAAATCTTCTTCTCTCGGGTCCACCGGGGGTTGGAAAGACCACGATTGCAAAAGCCCTGTGTAATGAGATTGGTGCAGACTTTTATGTAATCAACGGTTCTGATGAGGGAAGGTTTCTTGATACTGTAAGAAACCAGGCAAAGAACTTTGCATCTACTGTATCTCTTACAGGACATTCTAAACATAAGGTCATCATTGTAGACGAGAGTGACAACGTAACCAATGACGTTCAGCTACTTCTTCGGGCCAACATTGAGACGTTCTATAATAACTGCAGGTTCATCTTTACTTGCAACTATAAGAACAAGATTATTGAGCCACTACACTCAAGGTGTGCCTGCATCGACTTTTCTATCAAGGGTAAACAAAGAGCCCAGATGGCTTCGGCATTCTTTGTACGACTCCAGAAAATCTTGGATACGGAAAAGATTGAGTATGATAAAAAAGTTCTAGTAGAACTTATTTCATCTCACTTTCCAGACTTCAGGAGAATCCTCAATGAGTGTCAACGTTATGCCACTGGAGGTAAGATTGATGCGGGTATTCTTGCAACCTTCACTGATGTTTCTGTAAATGAGCTTATCACTAACCTGAAGCAGAAGAACTTTCCAGAGGTTCGTAAGTGGGTTGTCTCAAACCTTGATAATGACATTACAACCATTATGAGGAAAATCTATGATGCTCTTTATGAAAACCTGGTTCCGGCATCTATTCCTGCAGCAGTTCTTGTGATTGCAAAATATCAGTATCAGGGAAGTTTTGTGTGTGACCAAGAGATAAATCTTCTTGCGTGTCTTACTGAGTTAATGTGTGAATGTGAGTTTTTATGAGTGTACCATTAACTAAAGGTTGGACGATTGAGTCTATTAGAGAAGCAGCATTTGATGGTGGAGAATCTATTGGTTTTGATAAGGGGTGGTTTTATCTCTTGGTTAATGTAAAACCTATTCAGCCATTTGATGATAAAGATTTGTATCAGGAATACCAGAGATTACTCTCAAGGTTTTGTTATGGAGATGAGCCGTATAAAATGTGTGGTCGGGATTTTATCATCAACAACCTATCAATTCCGTGGCACTATGGATGCTTGACTGTGGGTCTTAAGAGCATCAATCCCATAGATTATGATAATGTGGAGCTTATTATTGGTAAACTTTTATCAATGGCAGAATATAAAACAACACCATCTTTTACTGTGTCTTCATACTACGATGATTTCCCAAAGCCTTGGTACAAACGCATTTTTGATTGGTTCTTATGACTATTGAACTTAAAGATTGGATGAACTCCATCAACTTCAATAAGAGAAATCTTATGGAAGAAGACCCGAGTTGCACCAAAGATTATGCACCTTACATTGTAAATAAGGTCCTATCAGCAGAGATTGATTGTATTATGTTCGCTAATGAGATGAACATTTATCATCAACTTGATAAGGATATGCAGTATTCATTCTATCTACATAGTATTCGCAAACGTAAGAGGTTTTCACCTTGGCTCAAGAAGACCAAAATTGAGGACCTTGAGTGCGTCAAGAAGTATTATGGTTATAGCAATGAGAAGGCAATCCAGGCTCTTAAGATTCTAACCAAGAAACAGTTGCAGTTTATTAGGGATAGATTAGAGACTGGTGGCAAATCATAAATAAATGAAGTGAATATAAGTATGAACAAAACTATGTCACAGAATATTGAGCCTCAGGTACATTGGACTCCTGATATGATGGTGGAGGTTCTCCTAGCAGAACCGGATGATTTCCTTAAGGTCCGTGAGACCCTTACGAGAATTGGTGTCGCCTCTAGAAAAGAGAAAAAACTCTTTCAGAGCTGCCATATTTTGCATAAACAAGGAAAATATTTCCTGACCGGATTTAAAGAACTTTTCGCCCTGGACGGTAAACCCACCAACATTACCGTAAACGACATTCAACGTCGCAACCGAATCATAAGGCTCCTGGCAGATTGGGGTCTTGTGACTGTAGTAAATCCTGAGATGATTCAGGACATTGCTCCACTCAACCAAATAAAAGTGCTCCCATATAAGGAAAAGCACGAGTGGATTCTAGAGCCCAAGTACAACATTGGCAAAAAGGTTCGGCCAACCGAAAATCAGTAGTTCGGTTAACTTCACTAGAGGCTCATAAGGTTCTCGCCTAATATAGTATGGTGCAAGGGTTACTTGCACAATCCGGGATGCCTTCAAGGGTCCCATACACTCTCGCTTATTAAGGAGAACCATTATGAGTCTACTAGCAAAGTACAATACTGCAAATCTGCAGAAGTTTCTTGATGATGTTGACCGCTATTCCATTGGTATGGATGAGTGGTTTCATCGGTTTAACAGTCTTCACCAAACAGAAGCAAACTATCCACCCTACAACATTATTGAAGAAAGTAGTGTTGCAATGAGATTGGAAGTTGCTCTGGCGGGCTTCAGGAAGGGCGAAATTGTAGTATACACAGAGAACAATAAGCTCTTTGTAGAGGGCCAGAAAGAGGAAGACACCACGTCCAATTACAAGCACCGGGGTCTTGCCAAGCGTTCCTTTACTCGGTCTTGGACTATTCCTGATGATATTCGGGTTGATGAGGTTGTTTTTGAAGATGGTCTACTAACGGTCCGGCTTCATAAGGTGATTCCAGAACACCAGAAAAAGAAAGTCTATCTCTAAATAGTCTCGGGCTACACCCAACTATCATCGCCAAATTGGGGACCTCCTGGCAAAATCCAGGGTTGACAGGTCCCCATTTTCGTGCTATGATGGCCCTGAACTACAAGGAGAGACATGACTGTTGATGAATGGCGGGCCTTATGTGCCGAGCTTCTTTGTTTTGCTGAGGAAGCGGGGAGTGTGGCTGAGCATGAGTCTATGTGGCCGGTTTGTGATGCGGACTACACCTTACTAGACCGTGCTAGAGGGGCTCTGGATGAACCACAACCAAAAGAACTCAACCGACAAGAAATGAAAACATTTGCTTGTAAGTGGTGGAATGGGTTTGGTTTTGTGAAGGATAAAGCAACTTGTAAATGGGTTATTGATGAGATAGACCCGGACCACTTTGTTGATTTTATGTACGATGTATTAGCTAACTATAGCAAAAAACTATGACTATCAAACTTATTCTATTGACAACGGGTGAGAACCTGATTGCAGACGTAAAGGAAGGACTCTATGAAGAGAGAGTTGTCTGCTACATTCTAGAGAATCCTTGTGAAGTAAAGGTCACTGGTTCTTATGCAATCAATGGTGAATCTCAGAGCAGCATCTCATTAAACCGCTGGCCGATGCTCTCTAAGGACACCACGATTCAGATTCCCCCAGAATCAGTTACAACATTGACCGACCCGGTAGACAAGCTAACTAGTCTGTTCACAACACAAGTCTTAGGAGAAAATAATGGAGAATGTGAAACTGCTGGTTCTATTGAACGGACAGATTCTGGTGAGTCAGATTGACGAGGTTACTTCTGAACTAGGAGAACCCGATTGTAAACTGACTCAGCCTTATCAAGTGGTAAATCAAGAGTTTCTAGAGCCCTGGTATGGGGATTATACCCTCCGTGGGGTCTTTATGATTCACTCAACCAATATTGTTACTATCACTGACCCCAAACCAACACTAGCCGAGAAATATCAGACCCTTATCAAATGAGTGATTTTTATACCAATGTAGCCCTGGTCGGGAATAAGTTTCTCGTCCGTGGATATGAGAACGGAATGCCCGTTGCCTATAAGGGGGAATATCAACCGACACTATTCGTAAAGTCCAACCGACCAACAGAATATAAGACTCTAAATGGTGAGTTTGTTGAACCTATTCAACCAGGTACTGTAAGGGACTGTAGGGATTGGTATAAGAAGTATGAGGACGTTGATAACTTTACCATTTATGGTTATGAACGGTATCTTTATCAATACATCTCTGACAAGTATACTGACAATGAAATCAAGTTTGATATGTCAAAAATCAAACTTGTTACTCTTGACATTGAGACTCAGGCTGAATACGGATTCCCAGACCCAAAGGTATGTGCCGAAGAGATTCTGCTGATTACCATTCAGGACAATGTAACCAAGAAGATTAAGACCTGGGGTACAAGACCTTATACGCCAAAGCAAGATAATGTAGAGTACATTGAGTGTGCCTATGAGGCGGACTTATTGAACTCATTTTTGGACTACTGGGCTAATAATCCGCCTGATGTTATTACGGGCTGGAACATACGGTTCTTTGACCTCCCATACATCTTTGGTCGGGTCTTAAGAGTTTTAGGGGAATCACACGTAAAGCTGTTATCACCTTGGGGGTTGGTATCCAGCAGCGAAGTAATGGTTGATAATAGACAACAAGTTAAGGTTGACTTGGTGGGAATCAGCCAACTAGATTACCTTGAGCTTTATAAGAAGTTCACTTATAAGGCTCAGGAATCTTATAGGCTTGACTACATTGCCGAGATTGAACTTGGCCAGAAGAAACTGGACCATAGTGAGTTTGAGACCTTTAGAGATTTTTATCGGGGTAACTGGGATAAGTTTGTTGATTACAACGTGATTGACGTTGAGCTAGTTGACCGTCTAGAAGATAAGATGAAGCTGATTGAGCTGGCCCTCACGATGGCTTATGATGCCAAGGTGAATTATGAGGATGTGTTCTATCAGGTAAGAATGTGGGATAATATCATCTATCTGTACCTTAAGGAACGCAACATTGTAGTACCACCAAAGAGCACAGCCCAGCGAACTGATAAGTATGCCGGAGCCTACGTCAAAGAACCCGTCCCAGGGGTTTATGATTGGGTGGTTTCATTAGACGTTGACAGTATGTATCCACATATCATTATGCAATTAAACCTGGGACCTGATACTCTTGTAGAAGAACGCTGCCAAAATGTCTCTGTAGAAAAAATCTTGAATCAAGAGGTTGACTTGAGTGCCTATAATGATTATGCAGTGGCCCCCAATGGGGCAATGTATCGTAAGGATAAACGAGGAATCCTTCCAGAACTTATGTTGAAAATGTATAATGAACGAGTGGCTTATAAGAAACGAATGCTAGCTGAACAGGCTCATTTAGAGCAAATTGAAGAAGAGATGAAGAGTCGGGGACTTCTATGATGGACCTTAAGAACTTAAGTGATAAAGAGCTACTGGAACTACAGAAGAAAACCAAAAAGGAAATCTCTCGCTGTAAGAACATCCAGATGGCAAAAAAGGTGAGCTTGAACTCTTGCTATGGTTCGGCTGGTAATCCCCATTTTCGCCATTATAAACTAGAAAATGCCGAGGCCATTACTCTTTACGGACAGGTTGCGATTCGTTGGATTGAGAACAAACTCAATCGGTATATGAACCGAGTTCTAAAGAGTGGCTCTAAGGATTATGTGATTGCGGTGGATACTGACGGCGCTTATCTGCACGTTGGACCCCTAGTTGATAAGGTCTTTGATGGAAAGAGCCCAACCACAGAGCAAGTAGTAAACTTCTTGGATAAGGTATGTAAGGTAGAACTTGAAAAGTACATTGCCGAGTCCTTTCAAGAACTAGCAGATTATACCAACGCTTTTGAGCAGAAGATGCGAATGAAGCGTGAAAACATTGCAGACCGTGGAATCTGGACTGCCAAGAAGCGGTACATCATGAATGTCTGGGATAGTGAGGGAGTAAGGTACACTGAACCCAAACTGAAGATTATGGGCATTGAGGCCATCAAGTCTTCAACCCCGGCCCCGTGCAGAAAGATGCTCAAAGAGTCCTTCAAGATTCTTATGAGTGGAACCGAAGATGAGGTGATCCGTTTCATTGAAAACTGCAGAGCCAACTTTAACAAACTCGCTCCAGAAGAAATCTCATTCCCAAGGTCAGTCAGTGATGTAGTCAAGTACTCATCACCAACCACCATTTATGAGAAAGGTTGTCCTATGCACGTAAGGGGCGCTCTGCTCTTTAATCATCTTGTCAAACAGAATAAACTCACTCAAAAGTACTCTTTGATTCAAAATGGAGAGAAGATTAAGTACTGCTACCTTAAAACGCCAAATCCTATTCACGAGAACGTTCTGGCCTTTATTCAAGAGTTCCCAAAAGAACTGGGACTAAATCCTTATGTGGATTATGACATTCAGTTTGAGAAGGGATTTCTAGAGCCACTTAAGGCTATTCTTAATGCCATTGGCTGGGCAGCCGAGAAGCGGACAACCCTTGACAGTTTCTTCGTTTGATGCTAGAATGGATCTGCCAATCACGGAGAAGGAGCTGGAAATCATTTTGGAAGCAATCAGGCACAAGAATCCAGAACTCTACAACAAACTCTGGGTGTACAAACTACAAAACAATCACAAGTAACTATGGATTTTTTAAAAGACATTGTAAAAGAAATCGGTGGGGAATATACACAACTCGCATCCCAGATTGATGAATCTGAGACTTATGTTGATACCGGCTCTTACATCTTCAATGCCCTTGTAAGTGGTAGCATTTTTGGTGGGGTTTCTGGGAATAAGATTACTGCTATTGCAGGTGAATCCTCAACTGGCAAGTGTGCTCGTGGGACCGAAAAGATTACCATTTATGGTCCAGCAGCAGCACTTAAGAAAATCAAGACGAAGCTAAAACTCACCAGCACAGACCCCAAGTCACTTGAGCTAACTTATGAGCAGCTCTACGGACTTTATGGGAAGGGAGAGCACGAGGTTCCTTATGATGTAAAGGATGAAATCTATGTTGCTACTCCTAATGCCCAAACTCGCATCAATCAAGTGGTGACAAAGCATAACAATGAAGTTATGCGAGTTATCTTCACTGATGGTGATGTCTTTGAGTGCTCGGTCAACCATCTCTTTATGAGTCCTGATGGTTCTTCCGTAAGAGCTTCTGATGCCACTGTTGTCTCTAGTTCTTATGGAGATAAGACTGTGGCATCCACTGAGTACATTGGCACCGAGAGTGTTTATGATATCTCTATTGATGCTCCGCACTGGTACATTGCTCGTCCCGAGTCGGGTATCTATCATCACAACACTTTTTTCAGCCTGGCAGTTGTTAAGAACTTCCTTGATACTTATCCAGATGGGTATTGTCTATATTTTGATACTGAAGCAGCAATCACCAAGTCACTCTTAGAAAGTCGTGGTGTTGATATTAATCGTACTGTGGTGGTTAATGTTGTTACTGTAGAAGAGTTTAGGACCAAAGCTCTTAAGGCTGTGGATATTTACTTGAAAGCAAAGGAGAAAGACCGTAAGCCGTGCATCTTTGTGCTAGACTCGTTGGGAATGCTCTCAACTAATAAAGAAATCAACGATGCTCTGGCGGAGAAGGATACTCGCGATATGACAAAAGCTCAGTTGATTAAGGGTGCATTCCGTATGTTGACCCTTAAGCTTGGTCAGGCTAAGATTCCTATGCTAGTGACAAACCACACTTATGAATCCATGAGTCTTTATGGTGGAAAGCAAATGAGCGGTGGGAGTGGGCTCCAATATTCGTCGTCAACTATTATCTACCTCTCAAAATCTAAGGAGAAGGATGGAACTGAGGTTGTTGGTAATATTATTCGCTGCAAGACTCAGAAATCTCGTTTGAGTAAGGAGAATCAGGAAGTACAAGTTCGTCTTTATTATGATGAGCGTGGTCTAGACCGATATTATGGTTTACTTGAACTTGGTGAACTTGGTGGATTGTGGAAAAAGTCTGCTGGACGCTATGAAATGGATGGCAAGAAAATCTATGGAAGCGACATTCTTAAGAATCCAGAGAAGTACTTTACGGCTGACGTAATGGAAAAGCTGGACGTTATTGCAAAGGGAACTTATAGTTACGGCGCCCCAGATGTAATCTTTACAGAGGAAAGCAACGAAGAAGAAACAGAAAATTGACATACTTCATTTAACCATAAACCATTGATAATATTTGATAATAAATGGAGAAGATTGAGTTTCTGATTCTACGGAATCTTTTATACAACGATGATTACACACGTAAGGTTCTACCCTTCATAAAAGACGAATACTTCCAGGACACAAATCAGAGAATCATTTATGATGAAGTCTCTAAGTTTGTTCAAGAGTATAATGAGTTGCCAACTAAAGAGATTCTGTGTATTGAGCTTGAGAAGAGAACCGACCTGAATGAAGAGACTTATAAAAAGACTCTAGGTGTCATCTCTTCTCTTGATGATGTTCCGGTTGATAACAAGTGGCTCATTGATACTACTGAAAAGTGGTGTAGAGACAGGGCGATTTATCTGGCTCTTATGGAGTCCATTCATATTGCCGATGGGAATAGCGATAGCAAGAACCGCGATGCTATTCCATCCATTCTCTCTGATGCCCTTGCGGTTAGCTTTGATAATCATATTGGTCACGACTACTTTGAGGATTATGAGGAACGGTTTGAGTCTTATAGGAGGGCTGAAGAGAAGCTACCATTTGACATTGAATACCTGAATAAGATTACTAAGGGTGGATTGCCACGGAAGACCCTCTCCATTTTTATGGCTGGAACTGGAGTCGGAAAAAGCCTATGTCTTTGTCATCTAGCGGCATCATATCTTCTACAGAACAAGAATGTTTTGTATATCACTATGGAGATGTCTGAAGAAAAAATTGCCGAGCGTATTGATGCCAATTTACTTGATGTGGATATAACGTCATTCAAGGAACTGCCGAAGTCGGTCTTTGATAATAAGGTCAATAACCTTATGAAGAAGACTCAAGGAACCCTTATTGTTAAAGAGTATCCAACTGCATCTGCTCATTGCGGACACTTTAAGGCTCTATTGAATGAGTTAAATCTTAAGAAGTCATTTGTTCCTGATGTTATTATGGTTGACTACATGAACATTTGTGCTTCTTCAAGGTATAAGTCTAATTCCAATGTGAACTCTTATTCTTATGTGAAGGCCATTGCGGAAGAGTTGCGTGGTTTGGCTGTTGAGTCTAATGTTCCTCTTATTACCGCAACCCAGACAAATCGTAGCGGAATGAACAGCAGTGACGTTGACATCACTGATACATCAGAATCTTTCGGAATTCCGATGTCGGCCGACATACTGCTAGCCCTTATAAGCACCGAAGAACTTGAAGAGCTTGGGCAGATTATGGTGAAACAACTTAAGAATAGATACAATGACCCGAATCTTCACCGCAGATTCGTAGTGGGCATTGACCGAGCCAAAATGCGTCTCTATGACGTAGAACAGAGTGCCCAGAACGAGGTACTTGACACCCGAGCCGAAACCAGCTATAATGGTGAAGGCAACACAAAACCATCACTGAAAGAAAAGTTTGGAGGATTTAAATTTGACTGACAAGATTGATTCTGATAAGTACATTGAGTTTGTTCGCCAAACCACAAGTAAGCCATCATCAGAGTTTGATGAACTTATCAATAGGCTGACTCAACTAAAGAATGAAAATGCCGATGTTTGTCGCCTTATGACTGCGGCTTATGGACTTTCAGCAGAAGCCGGAGAATTTACTGAGGTGGTTAAAAAAATCTTCTTGCAAGGAAAGCCATATAATGAAGAGAATGTATACCACATGAGGAGGGAGTTAGGTGATCTGTGCTGGTATTTGGCCCAAGCTTGTATGGCGTTGAATACTAATTTTGATGAAATCCTACAAATGAACTACGATAAACTCTCTGCCCGCTATCCCGAAGGTACATTTGATGTTTATCGCTCAGAAAATAGAAAGGAAGGTGATGTATGAGTAAACAACTAACCCTTAAGGTCCCCAAACAAACTGCAGCAGAAGTACTTACCATTCTCCAAGACCATCAGAGCAACTACAGCAACGATTATGCCCCAGAAAGAATCGTAAGAATCAGAGAACTCATCACAACTCTAGAGAAGGAACTAAACTAATGGAAACCGCAAAACTCCTTTATGCTCAGTTGGTATCTGAATGGCTATCTAATGAGACACACCAAGCCGCATCAGAACAAGAGCGTCGCCAACGGTTCCAAAAAATGGCTCAGTTTTCTCTAGAAGCCGACGAAGAGCTAACCAAAATGTACTCTCGCCGCTCCCAATAAATAGTTCATTCACACCAACATTATGAGACTCAAAGAGTTTCTAGCAGAGTCTAAAAGAAGCAAAATTAATGACTTCTTAAGATTTGTCCAAAGAGAGTTGGAACTAGAGAATCTCCCGAGAATCATCATTATAGATGACCCGGAGTTCTCTATCACCAATAAAACCTTTGGGTGCTTTGATGTTGGCAATGAGACTATAAGAGTTCAGATTTCTCAGAGGCATCCTTTAGACATCTTCAGAACTCTGGCTCACGAGATTGTGCATTACACTCAAAAACAAAGTGGTGATGAGTTGGATGGTTCTGATGGGAGTCCTCACGAGAACGAAGCCAACACAAAGGCTGGGATTCTCCTAAGGAAGTATGCTCATCAAATCAACGACCACGGATATGAGACTCGGTGAAAGCTGAGTCTCCTTTTGTTTGCAAACCTAAATAATGGTATATCTTGTTGCTTATGAAACGTTTTTCCCAGTTCCGTAAAGATGCCAACGACTCATTAAATGAGTTTGTTGAAAAGGATAAGAACATGGCAGTCTTTAATGCCAAGAGACTGCAGTTGGTTTCTGATGGGCACGGGAAGTGGTATAATAAAAAGACTAGAGAACTAGAAGCCGAATCAGAAGTTGGTGTAGATGGTGTTACTCGTCTTAAGTTTTATAATCAAAGGCAACGACCCGGAAGAGACCCAGACCAGGATAGAACCAAACTTTCACCTCTAGTCCCACCGAATCATCAGACCGACGAAGAGTATCAGAAAGTACTAAGAGAGAAATACATTAACGGTGAAATCTTCAAGGAGAATGAGTGGGTCAAAAGTGTCGTGACCGAACAGGTTGGTAAAATCATTCGTCGGGGAACCAACTACCTCATCTGTGTCACCGAAGATGATGAGATGTTCAAGCCCTGGATTAAGGACGTTGTAGAGTGGACAGA